ACTAGCTGAAGAAGCTATTAATGAGAGTGATTTAAAAGCTTCAACTGAAATAGAGCTAAGTGCTGACATTAATGGATACTTAGTAGGAGGGACCTGTGACTTAGTACTACTAGATGATAATGATGTTATGACTGTAGCTGACTTTAAAACTATGAAAGCATACCCAGCTAAGAAAGCATTTAATGGGGAAGAACATGAAAAGTTTATTAAACAGCTTAGTTTATATGCATACATGCTACGAAGTAAAGGACATATTGTTAATACAACAGGGTATATATATGTATTTGTTGTAGGCTGGACAGCTAGAGATAGAGACTTACCAAGAACATTTAGATTAGACCTTGAGTTAATGAATGATGAAGAGGTAGAAGCATATGTAACAGAACGTATTAAGGCTATTGATACAGTTACAGAAGTAGATTGTCCACAATGGATGTGTGAGAAGTATTGTGAACTACGAGATGTATGTCCTCATTATAATAACCATGAGCTAGTGGATGAAAGTTGCTAGAAGTCGGACCATATCGATATAAAGAGAGAGGGTTATACTATATGAGTATAATATATAGTATTAATAATATATAATATATAACTTATAAGGAGAATATATATGTTGATAAATAGTATTAGTAATACCTATAAAGGTATGAGAGAGTTTCATGAAGAGATGGTTAAAGATATGAGCTTTGAAAAGAAGTCTCAAGAATTAGAAGGAATACTGACAGAGTTGTGTGATAGAATTGCATACATTAACGTACTAACAGACAAGAAGAATGTAGATATTGAATTACTACTACAGATTGTAGCAGCTTACCTAATTGGTAAAGAGCAAGGGGAACTCCCCGAGGATACCCCTCCACCTTCTAAACTGTTCGAGGAGAGTCTGTTCCCTGCTTTGGAAAAGGCACCTATAGAGGTGGAAGTAATCAAGGAGGAAGTAGACGATGACAGTGGAACAGATACTGGAGCTCTTGAAGACGTGGGCTCCGAACAAAACTCAGACTGATGAGCTAACTCCATTTGAATATGGTGTATTAGCTGGTCAACAAAGACAAATAGATAGACTAGAACAATACATTAAAAGAATGGAGGATAAGCATGGGAACACAAACGACAAATGAACCAACACGTAAAGTTAAGGCAGAGAATGTAGAGATAGAAGGTACTGGTAGAATGGGTAGAGGTAAAGGTATGCCTGGTCTACCCCCTGGAGGTACTGGAGCTAATAGGGGTAAACCAACAGCTACCCCACCTCAAGGAGTAACAGATGGGCAGTAAATCTTCACCAGCAGCTCAACCAGTATATTATATGCAGGCACCTGATAACTCTGGTGAGATGGCATTATTGGAAAAACAACTAGAAGAGTCTAAAAGACAAGCAGACTTACAAGCTTCATTAACTGAACAACAAATTGCAGAGTCTCAAAGACAAGCAGAGTTAATGCAAAAACAACTTGAAGAACAACTAGCATTACAAGAAGAGATGTTTAAAGCACCTAAAGATGTTGAATTAGGCACAGCCCCAACTAATACTGATTTTAAAACATTTACACCAAGTACTCCAGATGTTAAGTTACCATCTGGGCTTGAAGGAACAAGATTAAATTCTGGTACATCAACAACACCTAAACCTACAACATCTAAGACTAAGTTAAAAGACCCACTAGGATTAGGACTATCTGGTATTAATCTTGGTCTTAATACATAAGGAGGTATTATGGAAGCAACAGAAATACAAGAGTTGTATGGTAATACCAAGACACAATATGAGTCACTTGAACAAATTAAGGAGTCCTTAGATGGTACTTGGGAAGACTGTTCAGCTTTAACAATACCATATATCTATCCACCAGATGGTACTACTAACCTAGATGAATTACCAACACCTTTCAATAGTGTAGGACCTAGTGCAGTAAATGGTTTAGCAAGTAAACTATTAACAGCTCTTATTCCTCCTACTGGACCATTCTTTAGACTCCTCCCATTTGATGAGTTACAAGCAGAATTGGGACCACAAGAGATACAACAACTAGATAAAGAATTATCTGAACTAGAACAACAAGTTGTAGAAGAACTAAATATACAAGGCTTACGTGTACCTCTCTTTGAGGCTATGAAGTTACTTATTGTAACTGGTAATGCTTTGCTATTAAAAGTTCCTAAGAAAGGTTTAAAGGTATTTTCACCACAACAGTATGTTGTTAAGAGAGACTTTATTGGTAACCTTACAGAACTTATTATCAAAGAGACTATGAGTTATGTATCCTTACCTGATAAGGTTAAAGAACAACTTGAGATGGAAGAGACACCTCTAACTGAAGAGGATGAAACTAAACTTAACTTAAAACCAGTTGATGTGTATACTCGTATTACAAAGACTGAGACTAATAAGTTCTTAGTATGGCAAGAGATTAATAGTATTATATTAGATGGTACAATCAAGACATACACAAGAGACTTACTACCTTATGTACCTTTACGTTGGACTACTATAACTAACGAAGACTATGGTAGAGGATTAGTAGAACAATACTTAGGTGACTTCCGTTCACTTGAAGGACTTACTCAAACTATTGTAGAAGGTTCTGGTATTGCTGCTCAATTTATATTTGGTTTAAGACCAGGTAGTACACTACAACCAGAGGACCTAAACAATGCCCAAAATGGGGAGTTTGTATTAGGGGACTTAGAGAAGGAAGTATCTGTATTACAAGTTAATAAAGGACCAGACTTACAAATACCATTTTCTATGATGGAAATGTTACAGCAACGTATTAGTCAAGCCTTCCTTATGTTAAGTGGTCAAGTAAGAGACTCTGAAAGAACTACAGCTACAGAAGTTAGAGCTACTATATCTGAACTAGAAAGTACACTAGGTGGTGTATATTCTGTACTAGCTACAGAACTACAACAGCCTATCATTAAACTACTACTACAAGAGATGGCTCCATCTGTATTGAAAGTATCTGAGATTAGTATAACAACTGGTATCTCAGCAATCAGTAGAGAAAGAGACTTCCAAAACCTTAACACACTTGCTCAAGTAATTGGACAGTTTGGACCAGAGGTTATGGAGAAGTATATGAGAATGGGTGAATACTTTAGTCAAATAACAACAGCACTTGGTATGGATGCTACTGCTATTGTTAAGAGTGAAGAACAGATAGCTAAAGAACAACAAGAAGAACTTGCTATGCAACAACAGATGATGCAACAGCAAGAAGCTATGAAAACTCAAGGACAAATGGCTGTTAATGCCTCTGCACAAGGAGGTTAATATGACTGATGAAGAAAAACAGTTAGCTAACCTTGGGGAATTATTGGAAAACAAAGTTAGTTTAGATAAACAAGTCCCAAATAAACCAGAGGATGTGTTTCTTGATTTAGAAACATTAACAAATTTATTAAACACATTAAACATTTCTATGCCATTAGGCATTGAAGGTTTGACTGAAAGGAAAACGTGATGGCACTAGTATTTGATACACTCCAAGAGTATTACGATTGGAAAGCAAAACAAAAAGGTGAAGAGCCTAAGAAAGCAGTGGAAAAGAAACAACCACGTAAAAGAAATGTTCAAACTACAAGAAATAAGGAGAAATAAGAATGAAGAAAATTCTACTAGCTGTAATGGCAATGGTAACAATGAGTGTTGCTGGAGGTAATATCCAACCAACTTTTGAACCTAAATGTATTGAGTGTGAGGCAAAACTCACAGGTGTGTATGGGGGTATTTTTGATGGAGTACAACTACAAGAAGATGAGGTACAAAATTATGGAGTACTTGTAGGTTATGAGTTTAATTCGTTTGTTGCTGTAGAAGCAAGAGCTGATTATTCACCTGATATCTATAACTATGGAGCATTTGTAAAAGGTAAATATCCTATTGGTTCTTTTGAACCTTATGTACTACTTGGTTACTCTAAAAGTAAAGCGTATGGTTACAAACAAGATGGGGTTAGTTATGGTGTAGGTACATCATATGCTCTTAATAAAAGAGTCAATGTATTTGTAGACTATGTAGCTTATCAAGATGAAAATATTAATGATAGTGTATGTCTTAATGACAGCGTTAATGTTGGTCTAACATATAAATTTTAATATATAAAAAGGAGACAGTATGGCAGAAGAACTAAATTTAGAAGGTCTTAATAATGAAGCGGCACCACAAGAAGGTCAGGTACCTGAACCTGAACCTACACCTGAAGATGTTGCTCTACAAGAAGAACAGGTCACACTACCATCAGATGATGAGTTTGTAGTACCTGAGAAATTTCAAGGAAAATCAGCTGAAGAAATTGCTAGAGCATATGTTGAACTCGAAAAACTCAAGGCTCAAGGAACACCACCTGAGCCCGAGACTCCGACTGATACTCCAGAACCAGATAACACCGAAGAAAAACCTGACACAGAAGGACTAGATGGTGCTGCTATCTATCAAGAATATATTGATAATGGTGGAGACTTAACAGAAGAGACTGTTAAGTTGTTAGAAGAGAAGGGGTATAAACTAGATGAGGTTAAAGATAGGCTTGAGTATGAAAAATACAAACAAGATAAAGCTATTGAAGACCTTGTAGGACCTATTGGTGGTATTGAAGAATATACTAAAATGACTGAGTGGGCAAAGAGTAATGTAGAGCCAATGGAATTAGCAAGGTTTATGGAAGAGTTTGAAAAAGCTGGACCTATTGCTAAGAAGGCTATGATTAAAGAAGCTTATACACTATATCAAAATTCTCAAGGAGGTGATACTATATCTACGGTTCATACTAATGAACCACAACGTACTCCAAGCAAAGGGTATA